AATCAAGCTGTCTGAGCTATCGGAAGATCCGGCTAACGTAAGGTCGCACAACGAAAAAAACATCCTGGCGATAATGCAAAGTCTAGAGGCGTTCGGTCAACAGAAACCGATCGTTGTCGACAAGAGCAATGTAATCAGGGCTGGAAACGGAACTTTCAGGGCGGCAAAAAGACTAGGATGGAAAGAGTTATCCTGTTGCGTGAGCGAATTGACGGGCTCGGAAATGATCGCGTATTCCATCGCAGACAACAGAACAGCGGAGCTTGCGGCTTGGGACATGGCTCAGTTGATTTGTTCGATAGCAGAAATCGAAAGCGAATCAAAAGAGCTTTTGCAGTCTATCGGGTTTACGGCAGAAGAGATCGCGGCGATGGCCCCCTGTTTTGAGCCAGGAAGCGAAGACGACCAGGGGCAGCTAGATAAGCTCGATGCAAAGATGGCGACCTGCCCTAGATGCAAAATGGAGTTTGATCGCCGTGAACAAAAATGATTTAAGGGTAGATTGGGCGACTCACGAGGCGGCTAGGTTTGCTTGCGAGAATTGGCATTACAGCCGGTCTATCCCAAAAAGCAAGTTGGTTAAGATCGGCGTATGGGAAAAAGGAAAGTACATAGGCGTAGTCTTGTTTTCGTACGGGGCAACAACTGACCTCGTCAAGCCTTACGGGCTCAAGATGAATGAGGGGTGCGAATTGACTAGGGTCGCTCTAGCAAAACACGAAACCGCAGTAAGCAGGATAATGTCGATCGCGTTGAAGTTTCTGAAGAAAAGCAATCCCGGTTTAAGGATCGTCGTTTCTTTTGCGGACACAAACGAAGGGCATCACGGAGGCATTTACCAAGCTACAAACTGGGTTTACACAGGCACTTCGCAGGGTTGCTTTTTCTTTAGGGATAAAAACGGAAAGATATGGCATCCGAGAAATGTTTCTGAAAACCTTAGTCTGTCCGGCAAGGTAATCAAGCCTTCGGACTGCGAAAAGGTCTGGAAAAGCGGAAAGCATCGTTACCTTATGCCACTAGACGATGCGATGCGAAAACAGATACAATCACTAGCGAAACCATACCCTAAGCGCGTTACAAGTGCTGACAGCGGCACGCCGGACATCCAATCCGGAGGGGGCGGTGCGATTCCGACCGTAACGCTTTGATTAGGGAAACGCGATTATGGGAGCGAGCCTTGAAAGAACGATGGCCGATACCAGAAGCGATGCGAAGCGGGATCGTCAAGGCATTGGGCAAAATCCTGATCGATCCAGAAACGAGCCCCAGGGAAAAGACGGCAGCGGCTCGGGCGTTGATGGCGGCGGATGCGCAGAACATCGAAATGGAAAAGATGGAGCAAGCCGATGAGCATGAGCACAGAGCCAGATTGGTTGCAATCGCTAAGCACCTCGGACCTGAGCGAATATCTGAGCTTGCTGCCAGAGCTGGAAAACCTATCGTCATCAAGCCCAAAGAAAACCAAGGGGACGGAACAGGATCGGCAAGCGGAATACCAGAAGCAACGCAGGGCGGCTCTGAGGGATCTTTCGATAACGAATCCGAAGGATATCAACCGGAGGATAAGGGCTGAGCTAGATCCTGAGCAGTGGCTCAGTGTTTACTTTCGAGGGGTGTTCCATGAGCGATGGACTTCCGATCGCCGGGCCATGCTTCGATCCATCATCGATGCTGCCATGTATGGCGGGGATCAGGCGATCGCAGGGCCACGGGGTGAGGGGAAAACGACGATTGCCACCCATGCGGCTCTTTACTTGATGATCCGAGGGCTATCGACTTTTCCGGTCGTCATTGGAAAAAGCCAGGGCAAGGCTCAGCTTGAGTTGAAGGCGATCAAAGAGCAATTGCAGCAGAACGAGCGATTTATAGCTGATTACCCTGAGATCGGCATTCCGATGCAGGCTGTCGGCGGATGGTCTAGCCGGGCCAGGATGCAAACGGTCATGGGCAATCCGACGAACATCGAACTAGCTGCAGATCACTTGGCATTCCCGACGATCGAGCGATGGCAACTACCAGACTGGCCAAAGGAGATCGAGCCAGCTTCGGCGGGTCAAGTGCTCTATTGCCTTGGAGTCGATGGGCCAGTACGCGGGACGAAGTTTCGAAACTGTCGGCCAACCTTGGCAATCATCGACGATATCGAAGACCGGGAAGCGGCGGCTAGTGCTGTACTTGTTGAAAAGAACGAGGAGATCATCGAGCAAGACATCGGCGGTTTAGGTGCATCGGCTGAGCGGATTCCTAGAGTGATGCTTTGCACGGTTCAGAATCGAAGGTGTATCGCCTACCGGTTCACAGATCCAAAGATCAAGCCATCTTGGAGGGGCAAGCGATACCGCAAGATGATTAAGCCACCGGATCGAATGGATCTTGTCCAGCAATATATCGAACTCCGGCAAACAAGGTCGCTTGATGATCCTGACGCACGGGTCGCTTTCCAATTTTGGAAAGAGAATCAATCGATCATCGAGGACGGTTGCGAAGTCTCCAATATCCACAGCTACTCAAAGAAGCTACACGCCGATGGGCAACCGCTCGAGCTTTCCGCGATTCATGCCTACTACAATCGGGTCGCTGATGTTGGCGCAAAAGCAGTCGCAACAGAGATCGACAATGATCCACCGGAAGAAGCAGGGCCAATGGGCAATGGGTTGCGACCTGACATCGTTCTACAGCGAATCAGCGGTCTGGCTCGAAGACAGTTGCCTTTGAACGTCCAAGCATTGACAGCGGCGATCGATCTTGGCAAATATCGTTGCCATTGGGTAGTAACCGGATGGTGGCCAGGGTTCGGCGGCGTTGTTGTTGATTATGGCGTTGCCGAAGTGGTCAACACCGATACGTCGATGGATAACGAAGCATCGGAACCAGCGATCTACAAGGCTTTACTCAACTGGCGGGATGGACTACTGCAGAAGGATTTTGTTGATGCGTCGGGCTCAAAGCATCCGGTGCAATTCTGCATGGTTGACAGCGGAACCTTCACCAATGCGGCTTATCAAATCCTTACACACCAAAGAAGCAATCGACAGCGACCACGATAGCAGGGGCGAATCTACATGCAACGAAGCTAGGGGCGGCTGGAGTGTGGTTGTATGAACTAGACACCTCGTACTGGAAGCAGTTTGTCCATGAGCGATTCCTAACTCCGACCTTCGACGATACAAACATGCTTCGGCGTGGTTCGCTTTCGCTATTCCAGACCGAAGCATCTCACCTGAGTTTCGCGCAGCACATAGCATCTGAGGAACTTGTTTCGGAGTTCAAAGAGGGCAAGGGGTCGAAGGTCTACTGGAGCGTGAAGAACGAAAACAATCACTGGCTAGATGCAACCTACATGGCGGCGGCGGCTGGTGAGGCTTGCGGGGTTAAGTTGATTGCTCCCTCTGAGGTCGAGGTTGCTCCGAAGCAGATCGACGGTGACAAGCCTAAGCCTAAGCCAGTTCCACAGGCTCAAAGGCACGGACAGACGCGATTCAGGCAACGACAAGGCGGTTGGATTCCAAAAAGGAGATCGTAGATGGCGAAGCGTAAAAAAACAACTGAACAAACAATTGAAGGGCATCCATCATCGCTTATGGTTCGATACGATCCGGTTGCCGATACCGTTTCGCATGTACAGCAAACGGATTTGGATGGGCGTATCATGCGAGATGAGAAATTCGATCCACCTTTGAAGGCAAGCGAACCAGTGGCTAGAGAGTTCGAGGCTCGTCCATGCTCATCATGCCAAGCGATCAGGCCACATGGCAAGAACTACAGCAGAGTCTATTGCACACGGGGGAGCATTCGTTACTGCAAATGCCACTTCTGCGGGCATACATGGTCACAAGAAGGTAGATAATTTTTACCAGTGTACTAATGGATTAGTACAGGCACCTAGCAACCGCGAAAAGTCTATGCAATCCTGCTTGCATGGCATCAGCGGCAAGTCTGTTAGCACTAATCGACGCGGCTATTGAAGCACTCCTAACCGGGGGTGCGCAGTCGTATAACATCGGCTCAAGGTCAGTGACCAAGCTTGACCTTAATACGCTTCTTGAAGAACGCAGGAAGCTTGAGCAACAAGTCCGGCGTGAGACTTCATCCGGTGGAATCAGCCTCGCAAAGTTGAATCGAGGTGGCCGATGATTGGAAAGTTCATCGATTCGGTCGTCTCGGCTGTTAATCCGATCGCAGGATTGCGACGGGCTCAGGCGCGTAAGGTGCTGAGATCCTATCGCATCCAAAGAACAACCCGGCTGACATCGAGCTCTCAGGGCCATTCGGAGCGAATCAGATCCGAGCATGGGCCAGGGATCTTGTCAGGAATAACAGCTACGCATGGGGCGTTGTCGATACAATCGTTTCGTCGGTAGTCGGTTGTGGAATTCGTGCCCAAAGCACTTTTGAGACTCCCGAAGGTGACGATGTTGAGCCGATCAACGATTCCCGCGATAAGATTTGGAGCGAATGGTGCGAAGTCTGTGATATCAACGGACAGCATACATTCGATGAATTGCAAGCCCTTTGCCAGCGTGAAATGGTCGAAGCAGGCGAAGTCCTGATTAGGATCTTGCCGTTGCCATCGACTGAGTACAAAGGCATCTCAAGACCGGTTCCGTTGGCTCTTGAAATCATCGAGGCCGATCGCCTTGCCGGTGACAAAGACACCTATGCAAGCGGAATCAGTCCAGCGAACACGAACCGCATCGTTCGCGGTGTCGAAGTCGATGAGTTTGGCAAGCCGGTTGCATATTGGATCTACAAAGACCATCCCCTGCAACCCTACGCCTTTACTCGAACGCCTGAGCGAGTGCCGGCTAGGGAAATACTGCATCTATTCCGGCAAGAGCGTATCGGGCAAACCAGAGGCGTTTCGTGGTTCGCTCCGGCGTTGTCCTCGATTCGTGATCTCGGAACTTACATTGACAACGAGCTCCAAGCTTCGGCGGTCGCGTCATGCTTTACGGTGGCAATCAAGACAACAACACCGGTTGGAGACTTGGTCAACCCCGATGGAGAACCAAACACCGATTCAGCGGGGAATCGCGTTAGGCACATCGAGCCAGGTTTAATCCTCGATCTAAACCCAGGCGAAGACGTTGAGGGGATCAACCCAGGCAGGCCAAACACTGGGGCAGATGCTTGGATTAAGACGATCCTTCGAGGGGTCGCGGTCGGAACTGGGCTGTCATACGAGGTCGTCGCAAGGGACTACAGCCAGACATCCTACTCATCAAGTCGAACTAGCCAGCTTGAAGATCGAAGGCGGTTCCGCTGTTGGCAACAATACTTGATCCGCCATCTGTGCCAGCCCGTTTGGGATCGATTCTGCGATGCGGCGGCTCTTTCATCGGTTGATGGCTTTCCATCTTCGGCTGACCTGTTAGCCGATCGTCGGCGGTTTGCTCCGGTCGAATGGCAATCCTCAGTCAGAGCAAACAGCCTCAGAGATGGCCCTAAATAGCTTCACTGACACCTATGCCAACGTGCTAGGCTCAAGGGGTCGATCATTCCGTCAAGTCTTCTACCAACGAGCCAAGGAAGATCGATTGCGAAAGAAGCTTGGTTTGCTGACTAACGAGGAAAAGCAGTTGCAAGTTTCGGCGGCTCAAAGCGGTGGCCAATCTCCAACAGCACAGCCGCAACTAGGAACAGGCGAGATGATGGGGCTATCTACGCTCCAATTCAACCGCAACCGAAAAGCAATCGCCAAAACTCTCGATGATCTTGCTAGCGGTGCGATCAGCGAATCGGTCGCTAAGGTCTTTTTGTCTTCAATCGGAATGAGCGAAGCGAACGCGCAGGTGCTTATCGACGATGCGAAAGATGGAACGGTTGACACTCAATTGCCAGAGGTGCAAGCGTGAACAAACAAGACCTAATTAAGCGACGAAAAGAACTTGACGATCGTAAGCGACCTGCCAGCCTCGAAACGATCCAGCGTCAATTCGGAGCGGCCAAAGATGGTCGCGCGGTGATTGCCACTGAAACACCTATTGAGATTTACGATCAATCCAGAGGATGGATCAAGCAAGTCCTATTGATGGATGGCGTTGTTTTCCGCAACGGCAAAAAGCAATTGCCGATCGTCGATAGCCACAACGATAAGACCGTTCGCAACGTCTTTGGCTCGATTCGCAATATCAGCATCGAGGGCGATCAGCTAATCGGCGATCCTGACTTTGCAAGCGATGCTGAATCTCAGATCGTTCGCACTCGATTCGATGAGGGGCATCTAACCGATTTCTCGATTGATGCGGTGATCTTAGAGCGTCAATTAGTGCCACAAGGCCAAAGCTACACAACGACATCAGGGCAGGTCGTCGAAGGGCCAGCAGAGATCGTCACGAAATGGGAACCACACAATGCGTCGATCTGTGCAACGGGTGCAGATCCTAATTCTACTGTTCGTCGGTCGTCTGACCGGAAAGAGGTAACGAGAATGGACGAGTCTTTGATGAAGACTTTGGCCGGGCTCGGAGTGCCGGAAGGCATGACCGATCCAAGTGCAATCATCGCT